ATGAGATGTCGTAAATACCATTGCTATTTTTGGCTAAATAGATATCATTCACTTTTACTAGATTCCTTGCTTATATCCAAATGCTCAATTTTTAATCGCAAATAATCTTTATTCTTAGTTTTCTTGCCCCACGCTGTGCTAGATTGTTGCTCAGCCATTGCGTTAAGTGTATAGTTTGAGTTTACTCTTTGTTGATTCATTTTATCGCTAACCCCTGATTTATTCAACCAAGCCTTGTTTTGATTCGCAACAGAATTTCCAAACGATATACTGTTCAAACTTTGGTTGCATACGCCATCCATACATCAATTATACATTATTGTGGGGGGTTTGAACTACCTGGTGCGCTAGGTACAAAATGCGTATGTGTATCTAAGTCAATTCCGCCAGTAGTCGAAACGGTGCCACCAGTAACACTGCCTCCAGTTATGTCACCGCTAACTGTTAGCCCCCCAGATACTGTAACGTCCCCTGTTATAGTTGTTCCGCCATTAACATTAATGGCTGGGGCTGTAATATCAACTGAACCGCTAGAAACAACCTCTATTTTTTGTTCAGCATTGAATTTAACAAAATCGCCAGTAACAAAATTGCCAACAACAACCTCACCCCCCTTTAAATTTTTAAATCTATCTTTGCCAGATGCTGTAAATACTATTTTTTGATCTGTTGTCCCCATGTTTACCACGACAGCTAAATTGTCAGTAGGGGCATTTGCACAAAACCCGTAGGGATATATAGTAACAATATCTTTAGCCTGCCCATGGTATGTGTATTGCGCCACAGGTAAATCCCCAGCGTCATTCTCAATATTAGACACATATCCAAATTTAAACATTGATTTTAATTTTTGCAATATATTATTCATCAAAATAAACCTAAAAATCCTAAAGACAACGGTGAATCTGGTGCCATTTGATACGAATCTTTTTTAACCATTATTAATTCTGTAACACTTCCTTGATCTACGCTATATGAAAAATAAACATCTTTGATTAAAAGAGTATCATCCACATTTAACCGCTGATCTGTTACCGATACCAAGCAGTTTGGTGTCCAAACATTTGAATCATCCACCAAAAACCCCTGGACTTTACAAGAATAGTTAAACCCACGTGCTTTACGCACTGAAGATTCCCACTCAGCACGCTTTTTAGAATAATCGGAATCCCCAGCCGTTTCATCAACTATAGTTAATACCCTGCTTGGCCGTATTTCTCTATCAGATGATTCCCCATCTTGATTGGTATCTTTTTTAACGTCTATACCAGAACCGCCAGAAACAAGCCCTAAAACGTCATTTTGTGATTTCACAATATATTTATTATAACGATTAAACGTGCTTTCAGATTTTGAAGCACTTAAAACATTGTTTTGAGACGCTAAAAATGGACTATAGTTATGTATAATCTTTTGGGAATACTCCACGCCCTCACCACCCCTAGTAATTACCAAATTGCCCTCACCGTCAGTTGTAGCCATAACTTGACGCTTAGCGCAATACCTATCAACAACTTCAAATAAACTTGCCCCCTGATCAACATTTATCTGATCTTTTTTTGTAAAAATATCTGGACGCACTAAATCAATAACATTGATATTCCCAACACCATTATCGAACAACAATTTAGTCAACAATGCTTTTAGCGTCATTGAGCCAGTAATCACTAATGGATTAAAGACTGTCCCATCTACTATGTCCGATGTTCTGTCACGCCCAGATATTTTTACCGTATGCCCGTCATTGCTATATTCAGATGATATTATTTCAACGTGCCCATCTAAAATTGATACTTCATGAAATAAAATAACCACGTCATCCCCTAAAGCAATAGGGAAGTCCTCCAGTTTTTCAACCGTTCCAATAACCGTAAATTCATTAGCAATCGTTTCTAGCGATCTATTAACGTCAACTGATAAAAAATTTGAATAAGCAACGCCATTTACCTCAACCACAATATCCTTACCAAAAACCTTATTGATAAAGTTTCCAGCTTTAGTTTTAAATCCCATTAAACCGCCTCAGTAATAGTTTGGATCCCCTCAACAAATCCAGTATTTGAAATACTGTTTAAATCAATTATTTCAGAATTTTTAGATGAATCACCATATAAACTATAGGCCAATACACTACTTGGAATTAAATTAGTTGTGTATGTAGTCAAATCTCTTAATTCTAGCGTTGAAAAAAATCTCATAACAGCCGTTTTAATTTCAAGCATAGACAACCTAGATTCAGAATCAATAAGAGGATTATCAGAAACTACTACATACTCACCATCTAATTGCTGAATAACCACATCTAATTCAACCTTATTTAAATATGTGATATTGATCGAATTATCGTAAGCATAGGACAAGTTTATAGTTTGAATAACCAAACCTATCGTATTTAACAACTCCGCATCTGTCTCGCTAGACTGTATATTTGTAATGTTTTTCCCAAAACTAAATAACTCTACGTTTAATAAGTATTTACTTTTAAAATCTTTTCCAACCTTGTTATAGGCAGCAAACAGTCCGTCTAACTCATCACTAATTTCATTATTTGCAACAATAGAAAACATGCGGTCATTCATATCATTTGCAATAGCGTTAAAATCGCTGTTATTTTCATTTTCAATCTTAACAATAGCCCCTCGCATAGTGTCAATTAATAAATCAACTCTATCAGCCAATAACCGTGTTGTGTTGTTTTTTAAAATTCCTTTTAATGCCATGCTAAAAACCAAACCTTTTTAATCTTGATTTACCAAACGACTTAATCTTTCCAATTCCGGCAGCCCGTAATGAACTTATGGCTGATGTGGTCAATGTAGATAGGGACGGCAGGAATAGCCCAAACTCAATAATAAATGTAATTGAGTAATCATAAAGCCCATACTTATCAATAGAATCGCTTTTGGTGTATGTAGTAACCTTTGCCGTGAAGTTGCCGTATTTTGGATGGGACAAAATTCCTGAACCGCTTGCATTTAAGGCAGCGTCTAAAACATCCCTATTGTCATCATCAATTTGCGCTGAAATAGTAAACTGTTTAGGCATTTTCCCCATTTGCTCAATCTTAAAATTATTAGACCCTGGGTATAAATGCTGAACTGTCTTAAACCCTCGCTGTTCTGTGCTTCCACGGTAATAAAAAGGTATTCCACGCCACGATGCCTGTTTAGGGTTAGCCATTATGGATTCACCCCAACTGTCTGCATAATACGACCACGATTACCAGAAAATCCAAAGTTGCTAGTGGACACTTTACTACCTTTGTCGGCTGATACAGTTATGTTACCATTTAATTCAACTGATTGAGATTGTGGACGTGATGTACTAAACATTGCCTTAGAAACACTGTCTTGACTCGTCATTCCACCAACAAAAGTGGTTGCCATATCAGACTTGTATTTTTTAAAAAACGAATCAAATATATTGAAGTATCGTAAAAAATCATCTAGCGCACCCTTTACAAAGTCAACCGCCGTTTTAAACGCACCTTTAATAATGCCCCCAAACTTTGAAAAACCTGCATTTACTTTGTCCCAGTTTTTATACAACGATTTTGCAGCCATTACCAACGCCCCCATTATAGCCACAATTCCAATATTAGATATAATAAACCCTACTGCAGCAACAGCAGTCCCAATGGCTATAATTGCAGGGATTGCAACAGCAGCAGCCCCGACCACTGTTAAAATAGCTTTTGTCAATGCTCTATTATTTTTTACCCATTCGTGTACACGTTGCAATACATTAATAACAACTCCTGCGAATGCCTTCGCTTCTGGTAAAAATTCATTACCTATAGCAGCAGTCGTTAAAACAAAATTATCTTTTAACGTACTAATAACACCGCTTAGCGTTTTTGATTGATTTATCATTGCCCCGTGAGCAAACCCACCTTTTTTAGTCATATTAATCATGGCTTGCTCAATCATTTGAAACGATATCTTCCCTTTGGATGCCATATCAAAAATAGCAGATTCATTTACACCAAATTCTTTAGACAATAACGCTATCGCTGGTATTCCCCTATCAGACAGTTGCAATATCTCCTCGGTCATTGCCTTGCCTTTATTCTTTATTTTCGCAAAGACAGAACTCATGTCTGTTAATGGAATATTTGAAGCAGATGCAATATCCCCTAAAAATTGCAATTTATCCGATATTTGCTCAACAGGAACGCCAGCAGCTAATAACTGCCTTCCTGCCTTACTTACTTGCTCTAACTGAAACGGTGTTTTGGCTGTAAATTCATTCAATTTATCTACCATTTCAGCAGCTTTATCAGCATCCCCAAGTATGCCCAAAAAGCCAGTACGCATAGTTTCCATTTTTGCAGCGTTTCGCAACAATATGCCAAACCCAGCAGCAACAGGCAAAGTAAACCGTGTTACCATTTTCTTTCCAAACTCAACGGCTGTATTCCCCATTGATTTTAGCTTTTTATCAAGTTTTTCAACCTTAACCCGTGATTTATCTGCTTGCTCTGCAAACTTAGCCATATTACGGCTAAATTTGTCTCTAACTTCGATTAAATAACTAACTGATTTCATCGTTTCCTTTGTTGCTTTTCAATCTCTCGATTTTTTTGCGCCACAATATTGCTTACCTCTTTATTATACAACAACAACTCCCCCATATTCATATCCATTAACTCAGAATAGCTAAAATGGTGTTCCATCATGTAAACTATGAACCCCTCAATAGTTATCCTGTTAATAAACTTAAAATCGGTAAATAAAAATAATGGCTTATTTTCTACAAGGCCAGCGACAAAAAATGGTCAGCATACCCCCCAGCTAACGCTTTTAAATCCAAACTATCCAAGCCATCATCAAAATGAGTTTTTTTCATTTGAATACCATCAATAGTTATCGTTGGCTTATCTTCTGTCCCAGCAAGAAATATTTGTTCCAAGTTATACATAATAGAAACAACTATATCCGCATCTGCAAACTTAATAATTAAGCTGCCCATGCCAACCTCATCATCTTTTTTATCGTCTTCAGAGCCTTTTCCATTGTCATTGCCTTGCTTTTTCTTTTTCTTTCCTAGGGCATCCAGGGCATCTAATTTTGGCAAAACACTTAAAAAAGCGTTGTTTAAATCTGCTTCCAACTTTAACACTTTATACTTATCTCGTGGTCGTGGGGCATAAACAACAACATCTGATGCATCCACATACTCACCATCTTTAGATATTTTAATTGGGGTTTTTAAGGTGTATTCAAAATATTCTTTCATAGCGTTAGATTTAAGTATAGCATAATAATTAGTATAATATCAATAATAATATTAGACAATTTAAATGCTGCTGAATCTAGTATGCTTTGTAATGCCCGCATTAAGCTGTAACCGCTTGCGAGCCTTCAAATTCTACAGATATAACCCCGTCAGATGAAACATTGATTTCAGGGTCAACATACATGCACATTTTTTGAAATACTTTAGTAACCCCAGTAGATGCAACATATTTAATCACGTTGCCAAGGCCATTAGACTTCCAACCACGAACCAATGCTTCATTCTCAACAGTTGATAATAAATCAAAAGAAACCATACTTTTAGCTGTTGTATAATCCACTGCTTCAATTACGTCCACAGAGGTTCCGGCTACTTGTGGGGTGATAACCTTATCCCCAGAGCCATCCTTCATACGCAAACTATTCCCTTGAATAGCCACTGATTGGTCATTGATAAATAATTGTCCACCGACTAATGATGTTGCCATATCTTACTCCTATATATTAAACACTGCTTGTAATACTAAATCAAGTCTTCGCAGCTGAGCAACAAGCGGTACTTTAGCCGTGCTAGTAGCCTTTCCGTTTAACAAGTCTAGGCTAATTGTTAAGTTATCCACAAAGTATTTAACATTGTCTTCACCTGCTCGGTACAACAAGTATCCTTCACCAGATAAAATATTATACAATTCTACCAGCTTGCCCCGAATTGCGTTTTCATTTACCATGTTATACCCAGTAACTAATGAACCGTCAGTCAATCGGCTTTGACTGTAAGCTGATTTCAAATTGTTAAAAATAAACTCAGCACCAGCAGATGTCACATCTACGTTGTTTAAGAATTGGTATGTTTTATCTACATTGCCAGCAGCGTCAGTTTTGTAGGTTGTGTATACCTGTCCAAGAACAACTCCACTTCCAGCGATGTTATTCCCAACAACAAATCCACCAGCAACATTAATTTCAGATTGCTCAGACTTAGCCCACCCTTTACCAGTATCAAGAACTGGCAATGTTAAAGGCGTGTTCATGTAAGGCAGCGATGCTGTGTGAGTGCCACCTCTTGCGTCTA